GCAGTTTCCTACATTAGTCGATGATGAATTCTTGGCCGGATTCATCGATGGCGAAGACTTCGAAGCTGCATTACACGCCTCCCACGGTTTCCCCATTCACGACGACGAGTCGGAAGTGGAACCGCTGGCGGCAGGACTGCCCAACGAAGGTGCTACAGATCCCGGTTTGTCCGGTTCTGGCACTAGAAAGGGTGGTTCTAAGGATAGAGATCGGGGAGAGGAAAACAGAAGGCGTGGCCTCCGTACCCAGGCGTTACTTGACGTCTGGGACGCATCCATTGCTGCTGTAATTTCCCGACCCTTGTTCTCTAAAAGTATAAGGCCTGACGTGAAGAATTGGCATCTTCACGTTCGGAATCGGCTCGGAAAGATCGCGAGAACCCGTGGGGTGGAGTGCGCCATCGCAGAGATGAAGAATCTCGCGACGGCTTGCCGTGGCGCGTGGGTGTGTTCAACACCCCCGGACCACTGGGCATTCCGCTCCTGTCCTCCAGATCTTCGTCGTTCCCACAACACGTGGGCGCAGCTAAGCATGCTTGGCCGCGCCCTGCCTGTGGGAAGCCAGCGCCACGTCGAGGAGAGTCTTCGTTCTCACAAAGAAGCCCTCCTCTCCGAACACGTGACGCCGGACGAGGACCTCAAGTCGTTGAGGTCTTTCGCGATGTCTTGGGCGCGGCAGTACCTGCCTCGTAACGTCGAGTGGTCGACGGTCGCCGGGGTCCCACAGGGATCCTCAGCGACCTACGATTGCTCACGCGCCGATGGCGGCCTGTCACGCTCCATATCCGAGTCCTTGGCTTTTGAGGTCGACTACTTGGACCCTCCTGATGAGATGCCAGAGGACTGGCATATGATCGTCAAAGAGCTCCACGTAGTCGGCTCCGCCTTGAGTGAACAGTGGCCACCCCATCCCAAGGGCAGGGTGGTCACCATCGAAGAGCGAGGCCACAAGGTACGTATCGTGACCGCCATGCAGCGGTACGCGCTCGTACTTGGTCACCTCGCCCGGCGACGGCTTGCTCTTGGGCTACGCAAGTGGCCCTTGACCAAGCATGTCCACGAAGGCGAGCCAAGGAAAGTGGGCGCAGACTTCGTCGGCGCCTGCGGCCATGTCTTGTCCGCGGACCTGAAGTCCGCCTCGGACCTCATTCCCCTCGACGTCGCCAAGGCGATCGTCGATGGTCTTGAGGATTCCGGGCGCTTCTTGCCTGCGGAACTCCACGGGCTCCGTCTTGGGACGGGACCCGTCGAGGTGACTTGGCCGGATGGCGAGACGAAAGTGACTAGGCGCGGCATCCTCATGGGATTGCCGACAACTTGGTCACTTCTCTGTATCTACCACGGCTGGGCTTGGAAGCAAGCCTGCCTGGTAGACAGGAGCCTGCCGGCGACGCAGCCCGTCGCCCGCATCTGCGGGGACGATCTGCTGGGAGTCGCCGCCCCTCGAGCCCTTGACGCCTACGAATCAGCGATGATTCGGACGGGCGCCAAGTTCTCGAAGGGGAAACACTTCCGTTCCCGAAACAGGGGAGTCTTCCTCGAAGTCCTCTGGGACTTCGCGGGTACTTCGGAGACACAGTTGGATGGTTTAGTCCCCATCTACCGTATCGTGTCTCGCGGAAAAGGAGGGCAGAAATGCCGCAAGAAGATCCCGGTTAACACCGTAAGGGTTCTTCGCATCACACGGACTCGCGCCCACCACTCTATGCCTCTCAAAGGGCTTGTGGTGGGTGACGCGCCATTCGGC